GTCACTGACCATGGTCTGAGTATACGCACAGATAAATCAAGAAGCTTTCCCATTTGGTATGACTATGAGCAAGGGCTTACCAATCTAAGACAATTAGGTGCTGTACAATGGACCAGTGATCTAGTTGACATAACCAATGATTGGGTTTTAGTGCATTCTAAATACGATCCAATCGGACCTGTCGACGGAACTACATTAGATTTTACAGAAGTCGTAGATCAAGTTGATGCACTGTTATCTAAAAAGACCGCTGAGTTCGTACAACAGCTGGACAGGCCTTTGCGTGTATTTTTAACTGGTGGAATTGACACTGTTACATTATTTTCTTACATACAAAAATATACCGACCAATATCAGATAATCAACTGTAATTATATACACAATGATTATTTTTATTTAAAAAATCATGGATATTTAAACAAGTTCTGGGCTTACAATCAGATACACTATTGGACTGAACCTTGTGTGTTGGCCAGCGGAGCTCCTGGAGATGAATTTACCTGCAGGAATCCCATTACTGTTGACATGCTGTTAAGATACCATGGTAGTTCATTCGTTGAGGTATTCAATGATCCCGATTACAGCAACAGCTTGAATTATAATTTCTTCAAGCAAGGTTACATAGATAAACTGACCAAGAATCCCAGCATGCCAAAACAAGATTCCTTTGATGCGGTGATACGTGACTGCTGTGAAATCAATATCAATGATTGGCAACATTGGCACTTGGGCCGGACATTGACTTGGACTCCATTCCGTGACATTGAAATGTTTAAATTATTTGCCAGACTGCAATTACCCTATTTAAAACAACAGCTGATGGACAGTGCCGTCCAAAAAGAATTAATACGTAGGAACGATCCAGAGCTTTTGAATCTCCTATCCCCTCAGAAAAATAGCCTAAATTTTATGGAAAATTTAGTTAATTTTCAACAACTTATAAGTCATTGATTTTAAACAATTTCTTATTTTAGTCCAAATTTTGGTTGACTTTTGGTTAATTTGAATGTATAATGTTTACATTAACAATTAATAAGGAGCAAACAAAATGGATATTCAAGCAATTCACAATGAAGCTAGAACAGCGGCGATCCAAGCAGAAAATGCTCATATCGCCCAACACGGTGAATCCTATTACTGTGGCTTTGCCTGGGTAGATGTGTTCGTAGAACGCACCAACAGCAAAGAAGCTAAAGAATTACTCAAGATCGGCTTTAAGAAAAGCTGGAGAGCTAAATGCTTGAACCTTTGGAGCCCAGGTGGTTACAATGGCCAAAGCATGGATATCAAAGAAGCTGGTGCCAGTGCCTATGCAGAAGTCCTAAGCAAGTATGGATTCCGTGCTTACTGTGGTTCACGTGCTGACTAATAACAAGGAGAAAATTATGGCTTTAGAAATCTTAACAAAAAACTTAAAATTTAAAATCGAACAGTTATCGCAAGATGAACTTGAAGATCAATTTGAGCTGTACAAGAGCTTGGCGTCTAAGAGCGTCCGTGATGAAATCTACACAGAACTCCTAGCCCAAGAATTAGATCGACGTGAAGAACAGGAGTATGCGTAATGAGTAACTTTTTATGGGGGTTGGTCATTGGAGCAGTGATCGTAGACTTTCTATGGGCTTGGAAAATGGGCATCGTTACCCTAGTTTGGTCCAAACTTTCCAGGGCGTATAACAGTATTTTCAGGAAATAATTGGTTGACAATCAAACCAAAAGGTGCTATAATACATAGTATGAACACTAAGAAATATACAGAATTAACAAGAATTTGTGGTGGCAACATCACTCCTGCGACACTCAAACTAGTGTTACAGGATTTAGAATTTCAAACTACTGCCGTTAAGCAAGAGTTTTGGGAGTATATGTTTGAGATGGGGGAAGCCTTTGGAGACATCCAAAGCTTCGTAGTTCAAGATAGATCTCTAATCAAGGAGAATGGATATGCAGTATGAAGTTACATATAGACTGTTAGAAAGTCCTGGTCGTGGTTATGTCGGTGGTGCAAGCCAATATACCACTGTAGTAGAAGCTATCAACCAACCAGCGGCTGAAGCGATGGTCAAAGGTTCGAATGGTGGTTCTGATCATTGTCAGATCATCAGAACTATGTATCTAGGATAATGCGTATTTTTAATCAACAGGAAAGGAAATTTTATGTTTAAAGTAACAGGTATTTCAACGTTAAATGGTAAGACCAAGGTTCGTTTCGCTAATGATATGGTTAGCCGTGTTAAAATCTTAAACAAAGATGGTCACACAGACATTAACCTTATCGAGTTACCAACAGCTATGTCTAAACAGGATGCTGTAAAACACTTGAAAACTACTGATTTGTACACTAAGTTTGCGTCAGCTATTGACTCAGCAGATGAAAAGTACAACTCTTTAGGTACTGTTAAAGTTACAGCACCAAGTCTTGAAGCTATCAAGGCACGTGCTGGTATCGAAACAGAAACAGCAGTAAATCCTTCTTAATTGAAGAGAGAGATTGAAAAGGTCCTTAGGGGCCTTTTCTCTTTATAAATACCAGTATGGATACTAAAGACTATACTGATATTGGCTCTGCTGAAAAGGATTTGCGTAAGGTCCCGTTCAGCAACGAGCCAACAAATGGTGAGCAACAACTTAACAAGTCAACGGGCGAAGTTGAAGTTTACTATAATGGTATGTGGTGTGCTAGATGACATTCGCTAATATATTCATCATTGGTGTTGTAGTGATACTGGTCTGCGTTATGCTAGACGAGTTCCTAGAAGCCTACGATGAATATATGAATGACGACGACCAGTTTTAAGAAATTAATATCGAAGTCTCGTCCAGCATAAATAACTTTATGCAGTATATTATCTATCAAATTACTAACCAACTTAATGGTAAGATTTATATCGGTGCTCACGCCACTAAAGATATAAATGATGACTACATGGGTTCTGGGCATGTTTTAGCTAATGCTAAAAAGAAACATGGTATAGAAAATTTTACCAAAGAAATATTATACATATTCGCTGACGAAAAGAGTATGTATACTAAAGAAAAAGAAATAGTCACAGAAGAATTTTGTAAACGTGAAGATAATTACAATATTAGAGTGGGTGGTATTGGCGGATGGAATCATTGGAACGGAACTATTGCACATAAAGAAGCTTCTATTAGAGGTGGAAAAGCCGCAGGTAATCGTAAAGAGAATCCATTTAAAAATCCTGAATGGCAAAAAGAATTTAACTCAATGAACAATCCAAAAATAGTGAAGGATTTGGTTAAACGTTCAAAAAGTCCTAAAGCAAGGGCTAAACGTAAAGCAACATTAAAAGAAATTAATCACCAACAAGGTGAAAAGAATTCGCAGTTTGGTAGATATTGGATTTCACATCCAATAACCAAAGAAGTAAAACGTATTACATTGAATGACACAATACCTGAGGGTTGGGTCAAAGGTAAAAAAGGATTTGTTCCTAAGATGTGTTGGGTTAATAATGGGCAAGTAGAACATTTTATCCCAATTGAAAAGAAACAAGAGTATATAAGTAAAGGATATACTAGTGGCAGATTTGAATCAAGTATGCCACAAAACAGACTTGTTGTATGAAGCGAGTCCAACAACGGGCAAGACGCCGGGGCAGTGCCGGCCACCTCCACCAAAGTATTTTTGAAATAGAATTTTTTAATGGGGGTGCCACAGTATCGATTGACGGCTTAGTAGGCAAGTGGACAACACGAGAGGCGATGGACGTAATCCAAGCAAAATCCGTAAATGCAACTAAAGCATCTACATTTGGTGTTGCCAAAGTAAGTATGGGCCGTGACTTCCGTTTCGGTTCTGCTAAAAAGGCAGCTGTTTTAGTTTAATCTAAAACAACCGGGGTAGGAAATACCTGGCAACAGAAACTCCAAAATGCACCCTTTGGGTGCATTTTTTTGGCTATAAAGAGCTTGACAAATTATCCAAATGAGAGTATAATTTAATTGTAAGCTGAGACAAAGGCTTACACTTTACCCTTAGGGGTATTTTATTTACGTACAATTTAAGGAGACATTATGTCTAAGTCTGAAGAGCTGAAGATGCAGCCTTTCGATCCTAGCCAGGGTCGTAAGGAAAAACAAGTACCACTTATCCAAGTGGCACGAATGGTCCAAAAAAGAATTGGATCTATCAAACCTGATACAGATTTTGATTATCAGTCAGTATTAAAATTCGCCTGGGTACCAGCAGAAAAAGTTTATATCAATTATGAACGCCAACGTTGGCCAGAACCTAAACATATTAAAAAATTAAGGACCAAGTGGAACATACATTGTGTGACACCACTACAATGTCGTTATAGTCCAAGCCAAGATCGTTATTATGGATCAGATGGACAGCAACATACCATAGAATGGGTCGATCAATATGGCGAATCCTCCATGGTTCCGGTGTTCTACGTGGCCAGTGAAGATGAAAACATTGAATCATTACAGTTATTAGCACTTAATAATGATAATGAGCCAATGGCCAAATACTTTATACACCAACAAGAAGTTATCATGGGTGTACCTGAAGCAGTGGCATTAGAAAGATGCGTGCTGGATGCAGGGTGTGTAACTGCATACAAAAAACGTTCAGCAGGCACTATCACACATATTACCGACCTTTGGCTGGCTCGTGACCATTATGGTCTGGATAGCCTAGGACACGTGTTGGCTAAGATGCGCCAATATTGGCCTACTGAAAAGATATCAACAGCCACCATGTTAGGATTCCTAAAAGTAAAAGAACTTATGGAACAGGCGGGTGCATATGATGACGCTGTATTTGAAGATGTGTTCTACCATTGTTCAGAGTTTTTTGAAAGCGCAGATAGACTACACAACGACATCAAAGATGAATTTGAAGTAGCTTACCCAACTAACTATCGTGGTATGGGCGTTCGTGAAAAAGTAGCATCAGGTATCATTGATGCTTATGAACAGCTCAGCGGTAATAAATTAGTAAACAAACCATTTGCTATCGTATTACCATATGTCAATGATCAAGATGTGGAGGTAGCATAATGATGGCCATTAAAGTTACTAAACTAAAAAACGGTATCAAAAAAGGTACCCAGGTACCTTTTAAACAACAAAACGGCAATGTTGGAAACTGGGCGCAACAAGAACTTAAAAACAATGGTTATGAACTTAATACAGGAAAAGGTCCCGACTCACCATCCATGGGTGTAGAATATAAAACACGTAAATTAAAATCAACGTCAGCACATACCATTGGTTCGATGACCATCCAGGATATTAAAAACGTTGAATATGAGGATTCTACGGTACGTGAAAAACTTCTTAGCCAATATAGGATACACTATGATGATGACCTTGGTGTAGTGACAGATGAAGGTGTTTATGATTTTTCAGATTCTGATATCCAGAAAAAACTTAAACAAGCCTATGAACTTGGTCGACAAAAAATCATCAATGGAAACAGAGATGAATATATTCCTTGTGGGACCTGGGGACAATTTGAAAAAACAAACAATGGTAAATCTTATGTTTTTAGGATACCCAATGGTGCTATGAAAAAATTAGAAACTATGGCTAAAAACTCTAAAACTTTTAACAGATTGTTCAAATGAAATCCTTATATAAAAAGTATGATCCTGGTACATATCACAGCCGGGATCTATATAGAATAGTTTGCCAGTCTGGAGATCTACGTCCTGTTTGGGCACATAAAAATGCCAACAAGTGGGGTGTAGATCCAGAAGTATTTCTTAAACTATGCGGCAATAACTGTAGCTGTTGCCAAAGTCCTCTTAATTATGGATTGGGTAAAAACAATGTAGAAGATAAACTTGATATTAATACACCCAGCACTGATCATATAGTAGCCCAGGATACTGCTAAAAAATTAGGGTGGACAAGTGAACAGATCAATGATATTAGTAATCTTTGGATTATTTGTATGCGTTGTAATCTACTCAAAAATAATTCAACAGCAGAAGACATACATAGGTATAAAGCCATTGTAGAAGTTTTGGAAAGAACTAAATCAATATTAACAGAAAACACTTGACATAAATAATTCTGCTAGTGTATACTGTATTATCAAGTATATACTAGCAGTTTTCGTGCCTTAGGGGCGAAACAAATTTTACTTGCTTAATAAAATAAGGAGAAAGATAACCATGAAATTAAATCCTCTACATGACCGTGTAGTTGTAAAACGTATCGATGCAGATACCAAAACAGCTAGCGGCATTTTTATCCCCGATAACGTTGCAGAAAAACCAGATCAAGGCATTGTCCTAGCAGTTGGGGCTGGCCGTCGTACAGAAGCAGGCACACTTGTACCAATGTCATTAAACGTTGATGACAAAGTTCTATTTGGTAAGTTTGCTGGACAAACAGTCAAGATCCAAGGTGAGGAAGTATTGGTCCTCAAAGAAGAAGAAATTTACGCAGTTATTGAAGAATAAGGAGAACAGTTATGAGTGCAAAAGACGTACAGTTTGGCGAGTCAGCTCGCAGTAAAATGATCGAAGGTGTTAATGTATTAGCGGACGCTGTAAAAGTAACACTTGGTCCTAAAGGCCGTAATGTTATTATCGCAAAGAGCTATGGTGCACCGCACATTACCAAAGACGGTGTTACGGTAGCTAAAGAAATTGAATTAAAAGATGCCTTACAAAATATGGGCGCACAGATGGTTAAAGAAGTAGCATCAAAGACTGCTGATCAAGCAGGTGACGGTACTACAACAGCTACAGTTCTTGCACAAGCAATCGTGCGTGAAGGTAATAAAGCAGTAGCCGCTGGTATGAACCCAATGGATCTTAAACGTGGTATCGACAAGGCAGTTGCCGCAGTGGTAGCTGAACTTAAAACTATCTCAGTGCCATGTGAAACTTCAGCTAGCATCGAACAAGTAGGTACTATTTCAGCTAATAGTGATAATGAAATTGGTAAAATCATCGCTCAAGCAATGGACAAAGTTGGTCGTGAAGGTGTTATCACAGTTGAAGATGGCAAGTCATTGGCCATGGAATTAGAATTAGTCGAAGGCATGCAGTTTGACCGCGGCTATCTTAGCCCATATTTTATCACACAAGGTGATAAACAAGAAGTACACTTGGACAGTCCTTATATCCTAATCTATGAAAAGAAAATTTCAAACATCAAAGAAATCCTTCCAGTATTAGAACAAGTGGCTAAAGCTGGCAAACCCCTGTTTATCATCTGTGAAGACCTAGAAGGTGAAGCACTAGCGACTCTGGTCGTTAACAACATGCGTGGTACTATCAAAGTTGCAGCTGTTAAAGCGCCTGGCTTTGGTGACCGTCGTAAAGAAATGCTACAAGACATCGCTATCCTAACTGGCGGTACTGTGGTCAGTGAAGACATTGGTATGAAACTCGAAGACACTAAACTTGAACAATTAGGTCAATGTGCTAGGGTTGAAGTGTCAAAAGACAATACTATCGTTATCGATGGTGCTGGTTCAGCTGAGGCTATCAATGATCGTGTAGCAGTTATCCGTACACAGATCGAAAATGCTACATCAGACTATGACAAAGAAAAACTACAAGAACGTCTTGCTAAACTAGCAGGCGGTGTAGCAGTGATCAAAGTTGGTGCCGCAACTGAAGTAGAAATGAAAGAAAAGAAAGACCGTGTTGATGATGCACTACACGCTACCAAAGCAGCCGTGGAAGAAGGTATCGTTCCTGGTGGTGGTGTAGCACTGATCCGTGCTAAACAAGCAGTCACTGGATTGACTGGTGACAATCACGATCAAAACGTAGGTATTGATATCGTTTTACGTGCCATCGAAGCACCATTACGTAGTATCGTAGAAAACGCAGGTGGTGAAGCCAGTGTAGTAGTTAACGCTGTAGCTGGTGGCGATGGTAATTATGGCTTTAATGCAGCCAACGACACCTATGGTGATTTGTTAGAACAAGGTGTAGTTGATCCAACTAAAGTAACACGATGCGCTCTACAAAATGCTGCTGGTGTTGCTGGTTTACTATTAACCACAGACTGTGCTATCAATGAACTTCCTAAGGAAGAATCAGCTGGTCCGCAACAGGGCATGCATGGTATGATGTAATTAACTAGTCAGTTAATTGCTTAAAAGAATAGCACCTTCGGGTGCTATTTTTTTGTCTCTGGGTTTTCTTTTGTCTGGCATAAATAACTTAAAGTAGTAGTAACACATCATTTAACATTGGGGAATATGGAACCAAATGGCAAACACTAACTTTATAGTTCAGAACGGCTTAACAGTCGGACCATTAACAATTAGCGCAACTACAGGTGATATTACCACAACAGGTAATTTAACAGTCGCAGGATTCCAATCAAACACTACACAAGATTCTCTCACAGCCACCACAGTTCAAGTTACACAGGCTGCGGGTTTAAAGATTGCTGGCGTACAAGCCGCAACAGTATCAGATGCACAAGCATTTGCAATCGCTTTAGGCGGATAATTAGGAAAAACATAAAATGGCAAGTAATTTTTATTTAAAAACACAGAAAAGCGTTGGTAATACATGGACTTTGTTAAACAACTATACTGTTAGCAGTTCGGTACTGTCAACAGTGGTGTTAGGCATTGCTATCGCAAATACTACAGGTGCTACTATCCAAGCCAACGTTGGTATATTCACTGGTAACTATGCTGCTGGTGCTAGTGCTAACATTTATTTGGTTTATAATGCACCTATCTCAGCAGGCGGTACGCTTATTCCGGTTGGTGTTGATCAAAAGGTAGTACTACAATCTAATAATGCAATTTTTGTGCAAACATCAGCACTTAATTCAGCTGATGCAGTAATGAGCGTCTTGGAGCTTTCATAATATGGCTTATATTGGTCTACAACCAATTACACAAACACTGGCTACCAGCAACCAATTTTTTAGTGGTGATGGTACTACTGTAAACTTTATCCTACAACAAGGTGTCAGTAGAGCTACTGACATTATAGTACAGGTTGGCAGTACCTTACAAGTTCCTTTTACCAACTATGTTGCAAGTGGTACTAGTTTACAATTTGTATCAGCACCAACAGCTGGTACTAACAATATTTCTGTAACATATCTAGCTGGTGCACTTAATACTATCAACTTAACAGCTAACATCTATCCATTGGGCACTAACGTTGCTCCAAGTATTTCAGGTATTGGTGCAAGTACTACAGGTATTTACTGGCCTACAACTACATCATTGGGTGTATCCGCTGGTGGACAAAATACTATCGTATTTTCAGCTACTCCAACAGCTACTAGTACAACAACAGGTGCACTACAAGTCAAAGGTGGTGTTGGTATAACTGGTGCTACATTCGTAGGTGGTGTATTATATGCTGCCAGCGGCACAGCAGCTACCAACAGTTCATCAGGTGCACTACAAGTCACTGGTGGTGTTGGTGTAAGTGGTGCCATGTACCTTGGTGGATCGATGACTATCGCCGGCGGTTTAACTGTTGCTGGTGCATTCAATACCACAGCAACCAACAGTTTGATCGTTAATACTCCATTCTTATTCT